GTCCTGCGCTTCCTGGGAATAGGGTTCCCAGTCCAGGATCGACATTTCGGCGGACCCGTTTTCGAACTCCACCGGCACCCGGCGCATAGTTCCCGCCCAGGCTGGCGGTTCTTCCACCAGGCGCCAGCGATCCTTTTCCCAGTTCGCGATCGTCAGGTTCGCTTTCTTGTCATATAGGACATTGATCGAATAATCGATGTTCCCGATCAGCGCCGACGCGCCCCTGGCAGATTTACCCTCGGACATTTTGCTGGTGTGATGCGCCAGGATAATGGTCCCCGCCGGATCGAGTAGCGGCAGAATGCGTTCCTCCAGGGCTGCGATCAGCTTCGACGCTTCCCGGTTGTCGTTTTCATCGAACGCGAACGCGGTCGCCAGGGTGTCGAATATCGCCATCATTGGCGCGTGTTCCATCGACATCAGCCAGGCTTCGACCAGATCGATGTCCCTGGTGTCCAGCGCCAGGTTCGGCAGCGAATACAGTCCGAACTGCAGTTCGCCCTCGATGTTCGTGACGTAGGCTTTCATGCGCGCCTGGATATGCCCCAGGGATTCGCTGAACATGACCACATTCCCCGGCTTGATCGGTATCCCCTGCCATTCGGTGTGTCCGTGGATCATGTTCGCGATGATGTCGCAAATGATGTGAGATTTCCCGGAATTGCTGGGTCCGTAGACCATCCCGATCGACCTGGCTGGAATCAGCTTGTCCAGCATCCATTCGGGTTGTCGGATTTTGAAATCCCAGGGTTTGTTCGGGTCATACTTGCTGATTTTGCTCGCCTGGTATCGTTTCCAGAACAGTTCGTCGTCCATTATTGCCCCCTATGAGTCGTGATCGCGCATCGCGCAGCTTGTCCGCCCTTTCCGGGTCTACCTTCTTCAACAATCGACCGATCACCACTGCGTCGGACGGCAGCAGTTCGGATTCCCCCTTGGCGATGGCGCCTTCCATCACCAGCAACAAAAAATCGCAGTATTCCAGGTCGGCTTTCCGATACGCCTGGGGCTGGTATTCGTCCGATTCAATAATCCCGCGCCGTTCCAGTTCGCGGGCGATGTCAGAATATCGACATCCATGTCGACAATGAACCAGCAAATCGGCGGATCGACCGGCTTTCACATGGAACCGATCATCCCCGCCGCAGCATGGACATGGACCCTTGTATTCGGACCCTGCCCGCCGTAACCCCAGGGAATCGGCGACCCTTTCCAGGTCGCCACGCATCAGAACGGAATGTCGTCGTCAGGGACCGCAGGGGCCGCTGTGGGCGATGTTTCCGCAGGCTTCGGGGTTGCCTTCCTTAGCGGTTCGAATGCCTTGATCGTCCATTCTCCGCCCTTGTCGGCGACCAGGATTCGCAGTCGTTCATTTTCCAGTTCATCGGGCGCTTCCGGGTTCTTGATCGACCGGAATCCGCAGGCCAGGCACATATTCGCCAGCTTGCGGAATGCGATTTCCCGGACGTCCTCCCTGGGGTGGCATACGTTCAGGTTTTCCCACAATTTCGTCGGCTTGTATTCATCCAGGGCGAATCGAACCGAAACGTACTGGTTCCCCGCCTGGCTGGTTTTCATCACGACTTCGTCGATGGTGGCTTCGGTCCATCCAGCTTGTAATGGTTTCTCGCTGAATCCTTGCGCCCATTCTTCTGCATTAAACATGACTTTTTTCCTTTGGGTAGTAGTTCCAGAAATCGGGGTTCAATGGATCGAACCCCAGGGTGTGCAGCTTTATCTGTGCTGCTTGGGTCGTCGCGAAAACCAGGTTCCCGCGTAATACCGTGAACCGCCCGACCACGAAAAACGGTTCAGGATTGCGATCGAATACCAGGACCACGTCGCGGTCCACGTCCACCCGATCGGCAATTCCTCCGCGAACCCAGGTCATTTAGACTTCAGGGCTTCCATGAATGCGGACCAGGACAATTCCATCTCAGGCGGTAGTCCGAAACGGTTTTTCGCGATCCAGGCCGGGCGTTCCTCGGTATACATCACCCGTTCGCCCTTGCCGGTCCCACGGGTTCGCACCCGCCCGCGATCCTCGGTTTTGATCGTCGAATAAACCTGGTTGGCGAAAAAGATCGCGTCGGAATGCTCCGATACCAGGTCCGACGCTTTGTTCTGTAGCTTTATCACATAGCGGTCGAACGCTTCCGCGTCCGGGGCTTCGAACCGTTTCACCGCCGAATGGCCGATCAACACGGTCGCCATGCGTTTCTGGCTTCGCAGGTAATTCACCCGGTCCAGGAATTCCCGCCAATATTTCAGGGCTTCAACATACCCGCGACCGTATCCTGGCTGCTCGATCGACTGCCATTTGTTCGTTTCGCAGGTATGCACCCAGATCAACGGTTCCAGCCAGTCCAGGGAATCCACGACCAGGGTGCGATATTCGTGTTCTTCCTTGATTAGCGAATCCAGGGCCGCGCGAACGTCCAGGTACGATTTCGGGGTCGGAAATGCGTCCGCCTCGATCGTCCCCAGGCCATCTTCGATCGGTAGAAAAATCGGTTTCGGTGCCGCAGCGCCGAACGTCGTTTTCCCCACGCCCGCCGGTCCGTAGATCAACACCCTGGGGGGTTGCATGGTTCCGCCTTTGCTGATTGTTTTCAGGTCCATTTATAAAGTCTCCCTAATGAGTCCACAAAAAAGTTCCAACGATATTTCGCAGGAACGTCGAAAATCCTCTGGTTCGTATATGTCTGTTGGATATGCCACTAGGACGCGCCAGGGCGCCCTGTCAGCGCGAAAACACACCGCTGGCTGTTTCCCTACCCGTCGCGCCTGCTCGACCGCCTGGCGCCAGAACTGGGCTTTTTCAGTGTTTCCGATGTTGGCGTATCGCTTGCACTCGATCGCCCAGAAATCTAGGCCGATCAGATCGTGACCGCCGCCGAATGACTGCGCCAGGTTGCGTTCCAGGCGAATCCCGGTTTCGTCCTCAATCGCGCGGATCAATTCGCGCTCGCCACTGGCGCCCTTGTTTCTGCTACTCGCCCCCATCATCCACCCGATTCAGTGCGATCTGTGGAACGAAATAGGCCGGACGACCACCCGCCGGGTCACGCCAGAACGATGGATTTTTCCCGTCCCGACCATAAATCCAGCCGCGAACGTGGTATTTGCCCTGGCTGCCTGTTACCAGGTAAAACCGCCGGTCATCGTGATCGTGCGGGTGCAGGATTAAATGTCCATCCTCGCGCCAGGTGGTTCGCACGTCGACATCGCCGACATCGGGCTGGCCATGACCGCCAGCAGTCCAGAAAACATCCAACATTTTCGCGACCGCCATTTCACCCAGGGCGCCTTCGATGGCGATCTGCCATCCGTCCTTTTGGCTTTTCGCGCCGTGATAGTCCTGGGCGCCGCGCCTCATTGCTTCCAGCTGCCGAATGATCCCCTGCAGCGCGCCGGTCAGCATTTCGTCGTTATTCAGGTTCAGCATCATATCGGGCTGCCTTCTTTTCCTTGAGTTTCTTCCATTCCCTGCGCTGCTTCTCCCGCCGATAGGCCGCTGGCAACATCATCGCCACCCCCAGGCAGAACGATCCCCACAATGGCGACAGAACCCACCACCAGGACCAGGCCAGGAACCCGGCCAGCTTCAGACCAATGAACATCAACAACAGATTGTCGACCAGTCGCCCCATGCGCTCACTCTGCCCGTTCACGAATCAAAACCTCCGCCTGGATTCTTCGAACCTCGGGGATTTCCCCTTTCCGCCGCCAGATGTAGATCGTTTGCCTGGTGACACCCAGGGCGCGCGCAGTCTGCGCGACACCCCCGAACGTCTTGATAATTTCTTCCAATGTCATGTCGTCGCCCTTTTCATTTGACACCGACACCGTAACGCCTTAACTTTGGCCATGTCAAATCTTTTTACACATGAAAGGGGAACGAAAAATGGTTGGTAAATTATCAGACGACACAAAAATGAGCGGTTCACGCATCCCGGTCCTGTACTGCTGGAATCACGGAATACCACATCCCTGGTCGACGCCGAACGATGAACTGCGAAAATCGATCGCCGCGAAACGTGGCGAATGGGAAAATTTCGACATCGGCGAACCTGGCATCGTCGGGAACCTTCTGGAACCCGCCCTGGTCGAGAATGCCTGCGAACATTTAGGGCTGCCGGAACCGGAACTGACACCGCCGGTTTTTAAACTCGACCATTTCGAAACCAGCTGCGACGGTTTGGTCCAGGTCGAACCCGCCGTGACGGTTCGCAGTGCTGGCATCGTCCGGGTGCATGGCGACGAAATCACCCTGGCTGGTCCGGTGCCGATCGAATGCAAGGTCACGACCGCGCCGCCAACGGATGAAATTCCACTGTATCGCGGACCGATTCAGCTGCAGGCGCAAATGATGGCGACCGGCGCCAGTGCCGGGATCATCGTCACCCTTCACCGGGGCATTGAACGCCGGATCGATGTCATCCCAGCGAACCCGCTGATCCAGGCCGAAATCGACATGATTTGCTTGAACTTCCTGGACCGGGTTCGGAACGAATCCTGGTTCCCGCCGGTCAACGTCGACGATGCCGTGATTCCACCCGCTGCCCAGGACAAAAAGACCGTCGAAATCGACGATCGCGCCGATGACCTGGCCGCCCTGGAACGCCTCCGGGACGAACGGAAAACCCTGGACGATGACATCGCCGCCCTGGAAGTTCGCATCATGGACGCCCTGGGGGACGCGCAGGTGGGTACGGCAGGGCCGTATACCGTCGAATGGCCGGTGCGCCACTATAAAGAACAGCCAGAGAAGATTTCACCCGCAAAACCCGCCCGCACCATCCGCTTGAAAACGCTGAAAATCAGGAGTATGGTCTAAGTCGACCCCACCCCTTTGGGTCACTCCTAAGAGTCCTGCGCCCCCTTCTGGGGGCGTTTTTTATTCTTCTTCATCGCTTTCGATTTGGGCTTCGTCGTCCTCGATTTCGAATTCGATTTCTTCTTCTTCCTCATATTCCGCCTGGACTATCAGTTCCAGGATTTCCAGGGGCGATTTGTTGATCGACACACCCTCGGGGAATAACCCGCAATAGATCAATGAGTGACCCTGCGAACCGCGTTCAGGCGCGACCGCCAGGATTTCGCTGGACCGAATGAATAGCGGTCCCAATGGGGTGTCGAGTTTAATCATCATCAGACCACCGGTTTCCTTTGCTTGAGTTTTCCCTGGCCGTCATTATCTGCATATTCCAGGGGACGTGTAACCCACAAACGTCTGGATGGATCAGGGGGATGATGTGGTCGACCGAATACTGGTCGCCGGTTTCGGTGGTGATCGCCCGCGCCTGGTCGTAGAACTGGGCAATTTGCGCCTGGATTAGATCGTTACCCTTGCAAATGTCCGCGTCGGACATCCGCCGTTTTCTGTAGGAACTCTGCTTTCGGACGTTTCGCCGATGACTGGGCCGGGCGTACCGCTGCCGGTTTAGTCGCTCCGCGTTCTGGTGGTAGTGTTCGCGCCAGTAATCCTTCCGGGTGCCGCGTTTCTGGTCATAGCTGCGCCAGCGTTCGCGCATCACTTCCGGGTCCATCGCCATCCGGTCGCATTGTGAGCAAATGACGCACTGTTTGTTCGCCGTGAATCGTGGCGCCAGGTGGCCATACTTGCAGGGCTTGCCGGTAAAAAAATACCTGGCACCGTAGGATTTAGCTTCGGGCGCCCTGGTAAACATTGCTACACCGGGGGTTTGTCGGTTCGCATCGCTTCGGATAATCGCTTCGCGCGATCCCCGACCTGTTCCGCCCAGTGTGACCGCAGCATTTCGTCCGCTGCCTGGTCCCATTCCTGGGCGCGAATGTGAGCGATGGTTTGTTTGAAATTCAGCAGGCCGAACGTCCCCAGGTTAAACGCCATATTTGCGATGACCATTTGCCGGGTGTCGGATAGTTCTCGCCATTCCGGGAACTGGTCGTCCAGTTCGCGCATGATCGCGATGATGTCATTTTCCAGCATGAACTGGGCTTCCGCCCTGGTGATCCCGCGATCCTCCAGGTTCCGCCCGATGCCGATCGTCAGTTTGTTTGCTGTGCAATAGTAGGGTTTTAATCTACACCCTTCGTCCAGTTCTAACCATCGGGTCAGAACCTTGAAATCTACACTCACCGCTTCCCCCAGCCATGCCCGTCATTTTTGCTTGATTTGCGTGACGATCTTTTCCCCCGATCTTGCCACAACATAACCACCCAGGCCGATCTGCAGCAGCGTCCAGGCTTCATCCCGTAGCGGGTTAGGTAGCCACCCCAGGGAATCCCCGACCGCCAGGGCTAGGAATGTCAGCATGGTGATCGGTCGCCAGGTAGCCGTGACCCAGTGTTCGGATTGGGCTTCTGCCTGGACGATCCCGGCTTTTGCTTTCAGGGTTTCGGCTTCGTAATCGAACACCCGCTGCATGGCCGCCGCTTGCACATCGAGCAAGTGACCTTTTGCCTTCAGTTTTTCTTCTTCGGACGTGTGCAGTTCGTCGACCAGTTCCGCCGCTGGTTTAAATATGCCCGCGATTAACTCGACGACGCCCACGGATCAGTCCTCGTATTGGCTGCCGTGGATTATTTGCTGGACCGTTTTGGTTTCGTAGATTCGAATCGCGGTCCAGATAATAGTGAACAATGCCGCCAGGGGCGGCAGAATGGCGCCAATGGTTCCCAGCATGGTCGCAATACTCGCAAAATCAATGATGTTTTTTGTCGCGTCGTCCATGTCGGAAAACTGCCTCGGTGGTTTTGCGGATTGTACCATTTCGAAAAACCTATGCCATGTCAAAACGCTTGACGTCTGCTTCGGCGATTAACCGACGCGCGCGCACTAGGTCGTTGTAATAGGACGCCTGGCAATGGTTCGGCATCCAGGGCTTGAACAGCCAGTCGATGACGATTCGCAATTCCTTCCATCCGTGATCCCTTCGCTGCCGCCAGGCGCGACCAGATAGCGATTCGTTCGGATTGTCCCCCAGGAAAAACGCGACATTCAGGAATTGAGAAATCGCATCACCCACGCGCACCACATAATTGACGAAACGATGAACAGCAAGGGTATACATAACCCGATAATTCCGCATATCAATCCCCACTCAATCGCGCGTGAAATCATTCAGCTGGCGCCGGTTCTTCAGCTGGTGGTTCTTCGGGTGCAGGTTCTTCTTCCGCTGCCGCTGCCGCTTCCTGGGCTGCGTCGCGTTCAGTCGCCAAGTGCAAATAAAGACTATAAAGCCCCAAATACAAGTCCTGGTAGGACATTGTCGCACCAGTATCAGAATTATCCGCTGGATTTAAAACCGAAAAGGTAGTATCAGCATTTTCTTCTGAAAAAAACTCACCTACAGAACCCACTGATTTTGTGGTGACTCTGCCATCCTCAAGAGTTATAACTTCTGACTCATTGAATTTTATGCGCTTATTTTCCTGGCCGTTAGTTATACTAATAGCATCGCACCGAATGTAAGAACTTCCAGATAAAGCCGTTTCGCGGTATTTGTTAGACATGATTCCTCCAGTATTAGGCTAATGAAACGCTGCTATAGTCGCCGGTTATTTCAACAAAAATTTCAGACTTAACAGAAGTCCCTGCTGTCGAATTTCCCGTTGGGAAGTCTATGGCAAGGGTGCCGCCCGACGTTGTGACTGCCGACGTGTCAAATGACACCGATGTCGCATCTTTACTCATTTGTGCAGTCACAAGCTGTCCTGTGCTTGCTTTGTGTGCAATAAAATACTCCCACGCATAAATTTCGCCGTTATAAAGAGGATGTGCAGTTCCCACGCGAATAAAAAACGAACCGCCATCTGATAAGGCTATATTTAGCGTCCCGGTCGTGCCATTAACTTCTTCAAAACGAAGATATTCTTTTTTTCTTTCCGCCGATGTTCCGGGGTGATGAATTATTGCGCCGCTGTCGTTGATGCGCATACGTTCTGATCCGTCCAGTTCAAAGCGCATTGATGTTCCTGCAACAACGTTGCCCTCATCTGCTCTGATGAACAATGTACCGGCGTTATAGGCAAGTTCAGAGTACGAGTTAGTCGTGTCTTGATCGGAAATGCGGAACGTAGGTGTTCCCGTTGAACCGATGTGCAAAAGTGATGTTGGATCAGTACCAATGCCAACGTAACCCGAATTATCTATTCTGACCCTCTCGCTTCTTCCTGCTGATCCCGTTGTTCCGGTCGTAATCGCCAATCCATAAGCGCCGCCCGTGGCAGATTCGGCAACAGCCGCCAATTCAACACCAACACCGTCCGAATAGGTGCCAGTGAAACTTCCGTCATCAGTGACAAAGGCCAGGGCGCCTATCTTGTCGCCGGTTGTTTTTGCGCCGCTGTCTGAAATGGAAAGCGCCGTAATACCGGACGTGATCCCAGACGGACTATCTGTTCCAATTCCCACGTTCCCGCTGGTTTCGATCCTTACTTTTTCACTGCTGTTGACTGCTAAGGATAGGTCGCCGTTTACTGCGTTTATTTGTAGATGATCGCTTGCGGTGCTTGCAGTAAAGTCTAAATACTCTAATGCCGAACCGCGTAGCCGCATCATATTGTCATTGTATCTGGTGGCAATGCGGAATCCCTGCGGATCACTTAAACCAATCCCCACGTTCTGACTAGAATCAACCGTAATTGCAGTGCTTGTGGCGTTATCGTCGATGCCTGTGGATGCGAAATTTGAAATTGTTCCGCCGTCGATGTCATCGCCAGAAATGACGTTGTCGCCGAATGAAACACCATTCACAAATGTTGCCGCCGCATTCACGGTCAGCGTATCCGTTCCAGCGTCGCCGATGGTGACGTCGCCGGTCATGGTGACATTCGATGCCTCGCCAGAAACATCCAGGAACTTCGAATCCGCTTCGGCTTTCGAATAAACGTCGATATTCGTCCTGGCATCCGCTGCGCTGGTCGCACCCGTTCCGCCCTGGGCGATCGCCAGGGTACCGTCGACCGTTTTCGCGCCGCCGATGTTGATCGTCCAGGATGTTTTCGTGCCGCTGCCTGCATAGCCAAACACATCGACCACCAGGGTGGTTCCGCTGTAGCTGGTCACGATGGCATCCATGAAGTTCGTTTCAGGCGCCGCCGCATCCGCAATTCGCAGGGGCGTCCCCGCCTGGTATGGCTTCCCAGAATCCGCCGTCGTGAATGTCTTGGACCCGGTACCGATCGCGACCGAACTGGTCGACGTCGAATTGTAAATGTCCCCGGCATGGGTGACGAAATCTTCGAATGCGTCAGGCAATCCGTCGACGTAGTTCGTCCCCTCAAAATCCGCCAGGGTGTAAGTTCTGCCGTTTAATGTGACTGGAAATGCCATTAGATCAGTTCCTCGATTTCAAATTGCCGTCCGTAATACTCCAGCGTTCGGTTCTGGATCGGGCTGGTCGATACCAGGCGCCCGTATATATTCTGGGTGATATACGTCGCCGGGTCGTCCGGCTGGGGTATCACCAGGATGTCTTTCGCGATGCCGCGCTGTCGGTCGATATTATTGAACACATTCGAAAAAATTTCAGCTTCCGGGATGTTCAGCAGTTCAAACGTCACCCGCCGGAATCGCTCGACTTCGTCGATAAATGTCTGGCCACCGCGTGATTTGACCACCCTGGATTCGTCCACGAATTCAAATTCCGCGCCGAATGCGTAGTTTGTGGACGGCCGATAAGCCGGTCCGCATACCATGCGACCGATCTGGATATACCCGTCCGCGTTGTCCCCGTCCACGATGTCGATGCGGAAATACCGCGCCACCGTTGGGGTGGTCAGGACATCGAACGACGAAATGGTGTAATTCGCCGCCACTTCCGGGTTCAGGAATCCACCCCAGGAAAAGACACCCCAGGGCAATGTCCCGAATTCCTCGACTACCGGCCAGGCATCGACTGTTCCGCTGTCGTATACGGTCGTCGCAAAATCCGACACATTCGACAGTCGGAACCGAATGGTCCCGGTTTGGGATATGTTGTGGCGAATGATCGCCATGAAATCGATCACCTTCCCGGCGCCGAAATCGACATCGATCTGGACCGTCGTCGCCGCGTCCGATCGGTAAACCTTTACCAGCTGCCGGTCCTGGACGTTCGTAATCGGCAGGGTGGCG